CCGCCGGATCCTTTGCCCTGTGCGCTGAAGTCACTGTTGTCAGGATCGTCCTCGCCTTGGTCGACGGTGAACTTCTCGAAAAGGTAGTATTTCAGGGCGTAGGTGTGGGCCGCGCCTTTGGCCTTGGCCGGGTCATCGTTCCAGCCGAGGGCGTGGATCGTGGCCTCGATGGTCTCGTCCTCGTTATCGAGATTTGTCCAGCGGATCGTCAGGTCGGCCTCATAGAGGAACATGAGCTTGTCGCCGTTCCTCGTCTTGGTCTGCATGGTGATCCAGTAGAGCGGGTCGCCGTTGTCGCTGTGCTTCGTGGCCTCCTCACGGATGACATCGAAGTCGACGCCGAGAGCGTTCATGATCGGGGTGATCTTCTCCCACACGTCGTAGATCTTGGCGTACTTGTAGCTGACGCCGTCGCTGTGCTGCTTCTTCACGATCTCCGGGCAGGCTTTCCGCATTTCAACGAGCTTCTGCCGGAGGGACAGACAGCTCGCAACGGGCTCAGCCTGATCGGCGGCAGCGGCCGGCTGTTCGCCGGCGGGTTTCTTTGTGTTCTCTGCCATGCTGTGCCTCCTTTATGCTTCGACCCTGAAGGTGTCCGGGGTCTCTGTGACGGTGATGCCTTCGATGATCTCGCCGGTCTCCTCGATGGTGGCGACGGATCCGACGAGCATGACCTTCTTCTTCAGCTCGCCCCACTTGGCCGACTCAGTGGTCTTGACGAAGTCCCCGAAGCCGTTGGCCCTCAGCCACGGCACCAGCTTCTCGTCGTCGACGGTAGCCTTCGGGGCTCCCTTTTTCAGGGTGAGGGTGCCAGAGAGGAGGCGGTACTTCTCGGTCGTCTTGGTTTTTTTGTGGGGAACAGTCTGGAAGAAGTCGGCGAGGCAAGATGTCAGGAAGGCGGTGCCGTTGTTGTAGCGCCGCTCTGCTGCGGCGAGCTTGTCCTGTATGGCTGCGATCTGCTGCTCGCCGAGCTCCTTCAGGCGCTCGTACTCGCTGCGCTCCTCGTTGATCTTGCGGACGGCCCAGTCAGCGCAGCGGTCGTCGGTGATCCTGAAGGGCGGGCGCTCCTCCGGCTCGATGGCGCCGATGTCGAACTGTTCCAGCTCCTCGAGGGTAGCGGACGGCAGCGGGGTGGCCTCTTGAGCTCCCGAGACTTCCTCGGCTGCTGCGGCCTGTTCTGCGGCGATCGCCGCGGTGGTTTTATCGCTCATTGTTTTGGCTCCTTTCTGCGAAGAAGCGGTGGCCGCCGACTTCGATGACGAAGATCTGGCTCTCGTGCCACTCGCTCTCGACGATGGCGGGGTTATAGAAATACATGACAGGCTCGTCCACGACGAGCTCGCCACGGTCAAACACTGCGGCGACGGCGTCCTTCACGCTCTGAGAGGGCTCCGGGCGACTGGCGGTGTATTTGTATTTGACGACGACCTCCGACGGCTGGAGGCCGGTCTTTTCGGTTGCTGTGAGTATGCACTGGGCGACCAGCATCTTGCCCTCGAAGGACTCGCCGCCGGCTTCTGCCATGACTACGCGCTCGACCGTGTCACGTTCCTCGGCGGTCAGAGTGTAGCGTGCGGCTGGTGTCGCCGTGGCGGCCGGAGCGCTGGTGGTGCTGATGATCGGCCGTTCCACCACGATCGGGGTGCTGGTGCTGACGTCCGGGATCTCGGCCGCTGCTGCGTTCCAGATGATCCTCACAAGAGACGCCACGCCCCACGCGAGGGCGATCAGGACGGCGATCAGGATCAGCAGCGCGATGATCCTGCGGCGGCGGTACTTGGCGCGGCGCTTTTTTTGTGCTATACTTCGGGTGCGGGATCCGTGAGCTGGCTGGCTTGATGGTATTCTCGCGGGGGCTACCTGTTGCAGCGGGTAGCCTCTTTTTTGTGTCATGGCTTCCATGGTTGGCTCCTTTCAATCTGACGCCCGGGCTGCCATCTTCGCGGCGCAGTCGGCCATTGTGTAGTCGCTGAACTCCGTCTCGTTGACGGTGTCGGCGGTCAGCAGCACGAGGTACTCGTTGTCGAAGTAGTCGACGTCCGGGTAGCGCCCCCGGTAGTAGTCGAGCTTTCTCCTTGCGTATAACTCGCTGCGCTCCCATGTGTGGTCGGGGATCATTCTGTCGAGGTGATCCTCGACGCGCTCCCGCAGCGCAGCGCTTGAGATGGTGATGGGTGCGCTTTTGCTCATGGTATCACCTCCGGGCGATCTTGGCCGGGAGTGTTTGCTCGGGCCGGGTCATGGTTTTGATGAAGCCCTGCGGCTCGTATCTGACGCCGGTGATCCGGCGGCCGCTGACGCCGTACTTCGGGTTGTAGCCGAACAGGTTGACGTAGGCAGCGAGATCGCTGCGCTCCTCGTCCATCGCCTTCAGCACCTCGAACAGTGCCAGCACGTCGTCGATGGCCCGGTGGCTGTTCTGCACCTTGTCCTCGAGCTCGTAGGCGAGGATCGCGTTGGCGAGCTTGTGCGGGTATGGCCGGCGGTCTTTGTAGACAGTCAGACTGTCGAGCCAGTCGATCCGGCCGATCTTCACGCCACGCAGCAGGCCACGCAGGAAGCAGGCGTCGAACTGTGCATTATGGGCTACCATCAGGACAGGGCCGGGCTGCATCAGCTTCGCGATCTGTCCGGCTGCCTTCGCCGGCTGCACGCCCTCAGTCTGAAGGGTGCGGTCGGTGATGCCGGTGAGGGTGGTGATGTTCTCGTCCAGTTTCTCGCCCTCCGGCAGCTTGATGAAGCTGTCCATCTTGCCGGCGATGCGCAGGGCCCCGGAGGCGGTGCGCTCCACTCTGAGGGCGGCCAGCTCGATGATCTGGTGCTTGTCCGGCTCGAGGCCACTGGTCTCTGTGTCGAAGATGACGAGGGCCTTGTACTTGTCCAGCAGGCTGCTCAGGTTACTCATGGGCCACCTCCTGATCGCGGGCTGCTCTCAGGGTGCCGAACATGAAGGCAGCGGCCGCCTTGAGCTGATCCGCGGTGGCAAATGTGCCGCCCAGCTCCTCAGCCAGCTCCTTGACGATCTCACCCGCCTGATCGGCAGCGACGTCCTCCTCGTCGAGGGAGATCAGGAGATCGGAGTCCAGATAACAAGCGGGGCGCAGGCCGTAGTTGCCGTGGCAGGCGTTGTCCCGGAACAGCGTGCCATCGGTGAGGACGAGGCGGGCGCTATGCTCGTACCCATTCTCGGCAGTGCTGACCGCAGTGGAGAGCCACCACCAGTCGTCTGCGTTGGGGATCACGTCGCGGTTGTGGCGGTACTGGTCGACGGTAAGGAGGAAGATGGTGACGTTGCAGGTGCCGTAGTGCTTCAGGCCGTCATCGGCGGTCAGATCGAGCTCGCTGCGGAGGAAGGCCCCGGCGTTGCCGCCGGCTGCTTCGTGCAGGTTGTCGAGGAAGGGGCCGTTCAGGTAGGCGTTGCTGCTGGCCTTGGCGAAGTTGTTGCAGTTGTCGACGTCGAAGGCTTTCTCCTCGACGATGTTCTCGGTCAGGCAGAGGGTACGGCCTGCGGGGTCATGTTCCAGCACGATCCAGCGCTGGCCTGCGAAGGTGAAGGCCGCGCCGCGGGGGCTGCTCTTGAGTGCTTTCTTCATGGTTTTGCTCCTTTCGTATATGGGCGCCGGCCTCTCGGCTCGGCTTGGATCTGCTTCAGGGTGGCGCCGGCTCTCAGCTTGCTCTCGCAGTGCGGGCAGATGTAGCCGGTGGCCGGGATCTTCTGGTATATGCTGACATTCCAGTCGAGGCCGCAGCCGACGCACTTCGCGGTCATGAGCTGCCACCTCCTTCGGCGAGGGCTGCGATCAGAGCCCTCCAGATCCGGCGGCGGTACTTCTTGCGCGTCCTGAGCTTCTTGGCGTGTTTCGCGAGGTGCAGCCATTTCCCGGGCACGACGCCGGCGGCGATGCTCTCGATGAAGCGGCGGGCGGTTTTAGCCGCCCACTCCGCGGCGGCCCTCACTGCTTTGATGATGGCCTCGGCCATCTCCTTCAGCTTCTCGCCGATCTGGTGGAAGGCGTCGAGGATCTCCTGCATGACATCGGGGTCGATATGTAGGCCGAGATCGCTCTGCTGCATTGTGATCTCACTCACGTCGAGGCACCTCCTCCCGGGGCTTCGGCGGGCGGCCGGTGGTCAGCCATGCGAGCCAGCAGGCCCGGCAGCTCTGGTCGTCGCAGTGGACGACGCTGTCCTCTCCACAGAAGGGAGGGCAGCAGCCAGAGAGCAGATCGGCCAGCTCGCCGGCGGTGATGTCCGGCTGCTTGATGATCTGGATCCCGGGCGCAGTGTTGGCCGGGGCCGTTTCGGACTGTCCGACGACCTCGGCTGCGACGGCCTCCATCGCTTCGATGAAGGCTTTGCGGGGGATCGAGTTGCGGTATCTGTCGAGCGTGCGGCTCGTGATGGCGGTGATGTCGTTGATCTTGCTCATGCCTGCACCTCCCGGACGTCGCTGCGGCCGAGGAGGTAGTCGACGCTGCACCCGAAATAGTCAGCCAGCTCGACCAGCCTCTCGAGAGAGGGCAGGGTCTTGGTCTCGTATGCGGAGTAGTTGCTGAGGCCGTAGCCGAGCGAGGCGGCGAGCTCCTTCTTCTCGACGCCGAGGCGCTCGCGCTCCGCTTTGATGCGCGGGCAGGTCATGGCCGCGACTTCTGTGTAGTTTCTCATGGTGTCCTCCTTACTTGTACTCGTGGATCAGCGTCCTGAAGTGGAAGCACTGGATGTTGTAGCCACCGGCGCCGATGGTCTGGATCTTGGCCTCGCCTTCAGTCCCGACGATGTAGCCGTTGATGTCACCCTCGGGGCCTATGTAAAGAGCGGAGGCGTCGGTGATGGTGCCGACGGTGCTCATGATGCGGCCGATCAGGTCGAGCAGCTTGGCCCGCTTTTCTTCTTCCATTGTCCGCTCGAGCCACTCCTCGCGCTCCTGCTCATTGGAGATCTCCAGCATCCTGAAGATGATGCCGTCGCCTTTTGCTTGGAGCTTCTTCTGGATCTGGTAGTAGTCCAGACCGCGCTCGTGCAGGAACTCGTCGACATCCTTGCGGGGCCAGAGGTTTGCGAGATCACAGTCGGACGGCTCGCGGCCTTCGTAGAGCTTGCGGGATCTTTCGAGGGAGGGGAGCGTCTGAAGGGCTTCCAGTCTGGCGGCCCGCTCCGCAGCTCTCAGCTCCTTGCGGTACTCGATGAAGCGGATCCGCTTCTGGCGGTAGTAGTCGATCGCGTGCTGCTTCCAGTTTTCGAGGAACTCCTTCAGGATCTCCGGGGCGTTGGCCTCGAGGTAGTCGTCGGAGGTGATGCGCTCGTCGAGCTTCTCCTTCCAGTTGGCGAGGATCTTCTTGGCCTCCTCGAGCTTGTCCTCAGCGCTCTCGATGTCGCTCTTTTTGATGCGGATGTCGAACTGGTCGGCGCCCTTCTGGATCAGCTTGGCGAGCTGCTCTCTGTGCTTCTGGAGAACTGCGGCGCGCTTGGCGACCTTGGCCTCTGCCTTGATAACCTTTTCTCTGAGATCGTTCTGAGTCATGTGTGCGCTCCTTTCATCTTGGCCCGGCAGGGAGCCGGGGATCTTGGCTTTTTCGTATGGGTTATGAGTGGGCCGCGGCCGCTGTGTGGCGCTTGCCCCTGCGTCTGAGCCCCTCCTGTACTTTTAGCTGCGCGACGTCCGCGCTGTATGCCTGCCGACCGTTCTGGTCGAGGGCGGGCTCGCCATACTCGTCGAGGACTGTGCCGCGGGCCAGCTCTGCGTAGGCTGTGGCTGTGTGGATCCCGAGGCTTTCCGCGATGTCGGCGACTCTGGCGCCGGCTGCGTAGTCTCGCTCGAACTGCTGGCGGTCTTGCAGGCTCAGGTATTTGTAGGCTTTCACTTTCTCGCCTCCTTTCCGGGGTGTGCCCTTGATAAACGATAAAAAAATCGCGAGAACGGTCGGCCCGAGGGCTTTCGACTTATCTCGCGATAATTATATTACTGGACAGACCCGCTTCCAGAAAAACTTTCGACTGGCACTCCATGGCTGGATGGAGTATCATATTGCTGCAATGGAAATATCCACGCAAAGCTTCCTTTCTAATCCAGCCGGAAAGGGAGCAAAGAAGACCCT